ATAAATGGCTTAGGTTATGATGATGACCTTAAAGAAAGACTTATTAAATCAGTATCGGAATTGTATAAACAAACATTAGCACCTTCTTATGAGGATCAATAAAGTAGAGTTTAAGAATTTTGCAAGTTACGGAAATAGAAAGCAAGTAATTGAATTTGATAAAGAACAGAGCGATCTCTATCTCGTCTTAGGTGGAAATGGTGCTGGTAAAAGTACCTTAGCTAAAGTAATTACCTATCTATGTTACGGTAGAGTCGAAGGAGCAAATCTTAAAGACTTACCTAACCGAGTTAATGGTAATCTTTGGGGTAAGATTTGGATTGAAAGTAAAGGTAATCAAATTGAAATTGAACGAGGAGTATCACCGGGACTATTTAATGTTTCAATAAACGGAACTGAATACGATGTTGCTGGTAAATCTAATCTACAAGAATTCCTAGAGTCTGAGATATATGAAATTCCTTATCATGTATTTAAGAATGTTATTATTCTATCAGTGAATGATTTTAAGTCATTTATTACAATGTCTCCTTTTGATAAGAAACAGATCATCGACAGAATATTTGGTTTCTCTGTAATCAATCAGATGCGAGAATTGGTAAAGAGTAAAAGAAAGCTTATCATTGATGAAATTAGAACATTCGATGATGAAATTAGAACTCTTGAAGAATCTATCCAATCTGTCTTACTTAAGATTGAACAATACGAAGAAGCATCAAAAGAAAAAGATGCTAGTAAGGTAGCCGAGCTTAAACAAAAATTAGTTTCTCTCAATGAAATGAGAAAGAAATTAAAGGATGCTAATGATAAGACTAAGGAAAAGATTGATGAAAATGATAAAAAATATAAAATTAAGTCTTCAAAGGAAACCGAATTAAAGTCTGAAATTAATACCGTTAAGAAAGGGTTAGAACTTTATGAAAATAATACATGCCCAACATGTAACTCTCCACTTGATTCCGAATTTCATCAACATATTAAAAAGGAAAAAGAAGACCTATTAGAAACCTTAAATACTAAGTATCAGAAAATTCAAGATGAGGTTACCAAAATTGATGATGGATTAAATGCGCTAAGAGAGCAAGGAAAACAAATCCATGTAAAAGTCGGTCAATTGGAATCTCAAATGAATTCACTAAAGAATGAGTTAATTGAATTGGCTGAAAAGGATGATGAATCATCTGGTCATCTTAAAGAACTTATTAAAGAATTTAAAGAAAAGAAAGAGGAGAAAGGTCAAATAAAGCTTAAGAGTGAAGGTGAAGATTATTACTTAAGTATACTAGAAACCCTTATGGGGGATGACGGAATTAAGAATCTTGCCGTTAGATCTATTTTGCCATCATTTAATAATAACATTCTTGTTATGGCAAAAGAAATGGGAATACCATTTGGAATCCGCTTTGATGATAAGTTTAATTGTACTATTCATCATTTAGGACAGGAGATAAGCCCTAAGACTTTAAGCACTGGAGAAAAGAAAAAGGTTGACTTTGTAATTATCATGGCTTTAATTAAAATGATTAAAGTTAGATTCTCCAGTCTTAATATTCTATTCCTCGATGAAATCTTTTCCTCAATTGATGCCGATGGTGTTTATCATATTGTAAATATTTTACATGAGACTATCCAGGAAATAGGTTTAAATACATTTGTAATCAATCATACTGTTTTGCCAAGTGAATACTTTGATAAGAAATTGGAAATTACTAAAGATGCTGGCTTTTCTGAGTTTACAATTGAAAGCATTAAATAAATATTAGTAAATAACATTACTAAATGTCAGCATATAATCAGGAATTTAATAAAGATAACACAATCCTACGATATGTAACCGTAGCAACCCTTGCTGAGTTAAGGAATAAGGTTTACTATTATAATCAGATTGATGAGGATACCGTACAGAAGATAAATGTACCTTTTTATTATTCTGTCACTGGTGATGAAAGATTTTTAGCTGACAACTTTTTATATGATGCGGTTGCTGCTGGTAAAGCAATCGGAGATTATGATGTTGTGCCAAGAGGGGTACTCCAATTAAATTCATTATCAATTGACTCTGGTGCCCAGACTAATAAATTCATCAGAGGCGAATTCGTTAGGGAATGGAACGGAGTTCTAAAAAGATTTTCTTTAGAAACAAATTTCTTACCACTTACGATGACATTTGGGGTAACTATAGTATGCTCCAATAATCTTGAAATGTTAAAGGTCACTGAGTCTATTTTATCAAAGCTGTATAAGACAACTCTTTATAGCGTGGATTTAGGTATGACTAGAGTTCAGGCTGGTATGTCTGTACCTGAAGATTATAGCCAAGATCGACTTTTTGAGTTCGGACTTAATGATAAGAAAGAATTTAATGTAACGTTTGATCTTGAAGTTAAGTCATTTATGCCATGTTTTGAGAATGGTGTTTTACTTTCCGAGGTTGATCTAATAGCTAGAGATTCTATTCAAAATAATCCTGATGCCGAAGGCGTTGGATTATTTAGAACTACATCAAATGGAGATATTGGGATATCATTCGGTGGAGTATTTCAGAAATTTGAATATACGATTGATAATATTGCAAAGATTGCTCCAGAAAATATCTTATCAAATAAACAATATGTCAATCCGTCTGACGTCAATCGCGGCGGCCCTTATATAGAAACCGAAACTACTTCTGCAAACTTTGACTTTGATGCTAAGAAATATGACGATACTGAGCCACCAGAGAGTAAAGAATATAGAAATGCAGAAGACGACGAAGGATAATAACTTTAGGATCTTAGAATATATAAAACAAATAAAATCATCAAATATGAGTAAAGCAGTTAATGAAGGACAAACTCAAGTTTATTCGGATGGGAGTATTGAGCCTCAATATGGTGTAAATACTGATGCTCCATATCTAAATAATCCACCAAAGCAACTTATTGATCTTATCACAGCCTTTTATAAGAGTGGTAAATCAGATAGTCAAGTTTTGGCTATTCTTGTAGGAATGGGAACACCTCAACAATTAGCATTATCAGGTATTAATGCATATAAAGCCGCTACTCAGATGTATACTACTGAAAACAATCAAAAAAATCATAATAATATGAAATTTACACTTGTAGGCTTGTATGAAAACGTTATGAAAGCCATTAATGCGTTAAATACAATGGGAGAAGATCAATCACGTGTTTCTTATTCCGCAAAAAATGCACTTAACATTCTAGAAAATTCTTTAGGTAACTTCCCAATGAGATTCTCCAGCGGAGATATTTCAATCATCAGTGAAGATATTGAGAATAATGTTAACCCTGCTCTAAAATATAAAATTGCAAAAAATCTCCACAGAGATCTAGCAGTATCAGAGTGGTTAACTCCAGTTAGAGAATTAAGAAGCTACATTATGGCTGCTTATGATTCTTCTAAATGGTCATTTAGAATTGCTGAAGCAATTGACAGATCTAATTCACAAAAAGGTAAACTATACGAAAATTTAACTAACCAATTTGAAGCTTTATTAAAAGAATCTTCTGAAGATATCAAATCTAAATTTTCTATTATTGCTGCTAAGAATCCTTGGTCTGCTGAATGTAAGAACATTTTGAATGAAATGGCTTCTTCTGAGCAGAAGGCATATTCTAATCATGGCGGAAAGGTAAATAGAATTCTTTCTCCAGTATTAGAATCCGAAGAAGGATTAACTTTCCACTTACATGGAAAGAATTATATCTTTAATGAAGGTAAAATTTCTGAAGCTGAAGTAACCGATTCTCGTTTCTTCGATGTCCTAGAAGGATTAAAGATGTTTAAACTTGACGGTAATTCTTTAGTTACTTTTTCTGAAAACGGAAAAACTTTAGAATACAATATGTCTGAAGGTACTTTAGTATTAGGCGGAGTAGATCTTACTAATGCAAGTATCGTAGAATTAAAGGAATCACTTATTGCAACAAGATTCTTTGGTTATAGAGATCAATGGAAATCTGATACTGTATGTAAATTCTTTGAAAACGTAGATCTTTTACATGAAATGGATAATTTCACTGGAATTACTTCTACTGAATTCTTAAATCTTTTCTTAACAGTAATTGCTGTTGAAGAAGGTGTATGGGTTAACAAAGTTAATTTTGGAATGCAGGTAAATGAAATGAAATTCTACTCATCTGCAACTGAAGCAGTTAAGATGATTAAAGAATTTATTAATTATGATGCATCTTCTATTCTTTCTGAAAGATTAGTTGCTGAAGGTAATCAAAAAGCCGTTGCTGATAAAAAGAGAAATGAAATTAACGATAAGATTTCTTTCCTAGAGGAGAAAAAGAATAAAGTATCTGAAGCAATTAAATCTTTAGGTAACTCTGAAGAATTGCAGGAAGCATTAAAATTAATCAACACAGAAATCGTTAAGTTTGAAAAAGAACTTCAAGAAACTTATTCTGTGGTTGAAAAAAAAAGTAAAGACCAATATCTAAACGATGGTTATGTTGAAGCAAAAGTTCAGGATAATGTCGGTGGATTAAAGAAAGGTCAAACTGTTTTCGTTAATGCAGAAGAATATACTTCTTTAGGTGATACTGATTTACTTAATATCATCGTTCCTGAAACCGATAAATCAAAAATCGTAAAGAAGGCAAGTCTTAAGGTTGAAATCTAATCTATAAATTCTCTATAAAAAGCTGACAGGTAAACTGTCGGCTTTTTTTGCATATAATAAAAAAATAAATCAAGGATATGCCTAGAAAAAGGAATTACTTAAATAATAGAGATCTTTTAGATGAGATACGTAAATCTAAAGAACTTGATGAATTAACACCAAAAGCATTAGAGTTCTTAATGTTATTAGCTGATAAATGTTCTACTAAACTTACTTACCGCGATCCAGCTGACAGAGAAGACTGTATTGCATTTGCCTATATGGATCTTTACCGCTATTGGAGAAACTTTGATCCAGATAAAAGTGAAAATGCATTTGCATATTTTACAGAAATTGCAAAGCGTGGATTTGCAAAAGGTTGGAATAAATTACATCCTAAGAAATACGCAGGAACTGTCTCGATAGATGGTAGTTCAGACGGCGAAGGAATTTATACCATTTAGAATTATACCAATGAGTATAAAGAATGTTAAACCTACGGCAAAGTCAGGATTCAGACAAGGATATTATAAACCTCATAATCCTGAAAAGTATATAGGACCAGCTCCTATCATATATAGAAGCTCGTGGGAAAGAAAATTCTGTCATTGGTGCGATCATAATGAAAATGTAATTAGTTGGGTATCTGAACCTTTTTCAATAAAATACTTTAATATTCTTGATAATAAGTTTCATAATTACTATCCGGACTTTTATGTAAAAATGAATAAAGATGGTCTTATTCAAGAGTATGTAGTGGAAATAAAACCAAAAGAGCAATTAAAGAAACCTTCACCGCCAAAAAGAAATACAAAAAAGGCAATTGAGAATTTTAAGTATGCCTATGAAATGTATGTAAGAAACCTTTGTAAAACAGATGCCTTAAATAAGGCAGCAGTTCAAAGAAATTTTAAGGTGATGTTACTAACCGAAGACTCAAATCTTTTTTAATATGATAATAGGTAACTTTACAGATGATTTAGATTTATACATCGCCGAGAATAAAGGCCAATCAAAGGCTTCTAAGGCATCCTCTAAGGATTTATTATCAATGGGTGTTAAGGGAACTGGAGTTTTAGATCAAGGAAGAATGTATGTATTTAGATATTTTACCGAAGATGAAACATTTTATGATACATTTCCTATTGTTATAGGATTAGGTGCCGTTCCTGGTTCTAGAACAAATCAACTAGGAATTAATTTACATTACATTCCGTATGATGCAAGAATACCTTTCATGGAAGATATCATAAAATCTTTTAGTGGTTTCTTTGATAGACAATTTAATAATGCCGGAGAAGTGGCAAAACAAACATATAATAAAGACTTTACCTATGAAGCTGTTAAAAAGTCATTAGGTAAAAAATATAACTTAACATATGCAATTAGGCAATATAGATTAGATCGTATGAAAGATCCAAAGATAATTGGTTATGAAGATTGGTACCTTGGTGCTATTAATGATGATAACTTTTTCTTTGGTGGTTCAATATTACAAGCGCAAGATTTATATTACCAGAATATATAAAACAATAAATGATAAAAAATGGCAGGATTTACAAATAGAAGAGGTCCTCTTACAGACTCCAATCCAGTAAGAAAGATTCTAAAAGATCTTTCTAACCTAGGGATGGCATATGATGATATGATCATTCGTAACTCCAGAGCAATCGGTTTTACCGAAAATGCAATGGGTTATACAATGAATCCAATGGGATCCGATGCAGATGATATGTATGCTGCATTTGCTGCCTTATCATTAACTGATACCAGTCTTAAAAAGAATATCTCATTTTTTGATAGAGATTACGAAAAGAAGAGAGATCAACTTAGAACCTTTGCAGTACAAGATGAAATTGAAGATATCCTTGATGTAGTTACCGATGAGGCTATTGTATTTGATAAAAGTAATTATTTTGCATATGCAGAATTCAATGGAGAAATAAGTAATTCTATCGAAGAAGAGATTGGTGATATCTATAATAACATTTACAATTACTTTGGCTTTAATGATGCTATTCAACCTTGGAACTATTTTAGAAAATGGTTGGTTGATGGATATCTTGCGTTTGAAATCGTTTATAATGATAAGCAAACTGAAATCATTGGCTTTAAAGAACTTGATCCTATATCTTTAATGCCAGGTTTAGATACTGAAACTGGAAAGAAAATGTGGGTTCAGTATAAAGGTGGTGGGGCTAAAGAAAGAAAACTATGGGATTCTCAAATCATTTACCTTTCATATTCTCAGGTAAATTCACCACAAAGGATCTCTTATGTTGAAAGACTTATCCGTTCTTTTAACCTATTAAGAATTATGGAAACTACCAGAATTATCTGGGCTGTTTCTAATGCTTCATTTAAGACCCAGTTTATCATCCCAGTTGGTGGTAAATCTAAAACAAGGGCAAAACAATCTCTTGCTCAATTAATGAACTCCTACCGTGAAGTAGTAGACTTTAATTATGAGAGTGGCGAAATTCAAACAAACGGAAAACCAATGATGCCTTTCAATAAGGAATATTGGTTACCTTCAAAGGATGGTGAACAACCTGAAATTAGCACAATCGGTGGAGATGGTCCTGATTTAGGAGATACAGAATCTTTGAAATACTTCTCTGATAAACTTAAACTTGCTTCAAAAATTCCATTCTCTCGTTTTGATAAAGAAGGCGGCAGTAGTTACGATATGGAGGCAAGTGGAATGCTAAGAGATGAAATTAAGTTTTCTAAATTTATTGATCGTTTAAGATCAATCTTCCAGGAAATCTTAATTAAACCTGTTTATCTTCAAATGTGCCTTAACCACCCAGAACTTAAAAATGATATTGCATTTAAGGCTGGATTGGCATTAAGGTATATGAAGGATAACGTGTTTGAAGAAATGAAAGAAATGGAACTTCAAACTAAGCGAGTTGACTTTATTGGTAATATGAAAACTCAATTAAGTGTAATGGATGAAAATATGACAGAAATTCCATATTTTGATCTAGGATGGTTAATTAAGAGGTATGGAGGATTTACACAAGATGACCTTAAGGCTAATCAACGTGCTAAGGATAGATCCGAATTAAAGACCCAAGGCTATACTGAAGAAGATATTGAAAAGATTCTTTTAGGTGCCGATAAAAAACTTTTTAAGCCTGAAAAGCCTGCAGGCGGTATTGAAGAAGATCCATTGGCGGGTTTAGGATAAAAACTTTATAAGTTGATAATATATAAATCAAATAACAAGTAGAAGATGTCAGGAAAAAAACTATTAATTCTTGAGAGATCACAGTCCAATTTATCATTTAAGACAGATGATGATGGCGCCGTCGTATTAGAAGGCGTTTTTACTGAGTTCGGTGTTCGTAACAAGAATAACCGAATTTATGAGGAAAAGGAAGTTTTACCTCATATTAATGAACTCCAGGAAAAAGTAAAGACAAACAAACTTTTAGGTGAATTAGACCACCCAAAAGATTTTGATATTAGTCTCTCTAACGTATCCCATGTAATAGAATCATTAAAGTATGATTCCGAAAACAAACAAGTTATCGGAAGAGTTCGTTTATTAAATACTACAAAGGGTAAAGAAGCACAGGCTTTAATTAAGGATGGAATTCCTCTTCATATTTCAAGCCGCGCTGCTGGTACGGTTGACGAAAATGGAAAGGTAAAGATTAAGAAGTTTTTTACTTATGACTTAGTTGCAGATCCTGGATTTGAAAACGCAGAGTTATCGAGAGTTAATGAGTCTTATGGATTCGATGCTGACCCTACTTTATTCATTTATGAAATGGAAGAAACCAAAAATACAGAAGATAAAAAAGAACCAACAATGGAAAATCAAAATTTTGTAACCGTTGAGGATTTTCAAAAATACACCGAGTACGTTCAAGGCGTATTAAATAATGTTAAGGAATCCGCAAATTCAGATAATACTGAAATCGTTGAAAAACTTATTAAGTACAGCGAGCATATCGCCGAAAAGGTAAATCAATTAAACGATTATGCTGAGTATCTTTCTGAAAACCTCGATAAGAGTATTTCTTATTCTGATTATTTAGCAGAAAATGTAAATAAGATTAAGAACTATACAACGTATCTTGCTGAAGAATTAGATAACTCTATTCAGTATGCTGAACATGTTGCTGAAAAAGCAGATAAAGGAATTCAATATGCAAACTATTTAGGAGAGAGCCTTGAAAAAGGAATTGAATATTCTGAATACGTTGCTGAAAAGGTTGATCAAAACATTGCATACTCTGAGCACCTTGCTGAAGGTTTAAGAAAGAGTATTAAATATGCAGAATACATCGCAGAAAATGTAAACACTGTTGAAGGTTCTGCTATTAATGAATCCGAAGTATCTGAAGAAGCCGCTTGTGAAAAATGCGGTGAGATTCATGAAGGTTCTTGTGGATCTAAGAATGAAGAAAAAGAATCCGATAAAAAAGAATATAAAGATTCAATAGAAGAAGCCTTAAA